CATCTAGATCAGCAGATGTATTTGTTCCGTTCATACCAGCTGCAAGTAACGCTGTTAATACAGTTGTATCGATTGTCTTCAAATAAGCTAGAGATAGCTGATTTGTCAACTCCTCATAAAATCCAGGATAGCCTGACCTCTCTAGAAGCTCCACGGATAGCGTATTCATACCACTGTACTTGGATACTGTTCCTGAAAGATACTGGCTGACCATATCTGTATTTGACACTGCGCCGCCTTCGGCTTCTACAGTTACAGTTGGTGCTACACCAGTTCCACCACCACTTGAAGTGATTAGCAAAATCATCAGCAGCTGCAATAAATAACTTTGAGTCATCGTCGCCTAATGCTGCTTTGATTTTATGCTCTGTGTATCCACCCATTGATTGAATAGGTGTACGCACTTTTGTAGAAATATATGGTGCTGTGATTGTTGGGCGAGCAGCTTCTACTGTAGGAGTAGCAGCCTCTGCCTTTGCTTCTTGTGGCGCTGTTGCTAAATCTTCCACAGGAGCCTCGCTTTCTGTTGTTTGGTTTGTGTCCTCTGCTTCGTTTTCACTAGCAGCAACTTTAGTTACTTGTGCAGCGCTAAACGCTGGGCTTTCAACAAGGCTTACCTCTTTAAGGGTTGCACTTGTTACATATAAATAATCTTTTTTCTGGATTGACTTGTTTACGTCTACTCCAACAGATAAACCATCGATTAACTGCTCGCCTGCAAGTATTAGGGCATCTTGGCCTTGCATTGATGCACTGATTTTGAATGATGCGTAAATGCCATCTTCTGCTTGGTTAAATTTTTGCATTCGACCGATAGGGCGCTCTGGGCTGTGTTGCATAAGCATCTTGACCTTGCCTGGATCACCGATCTCGATTGAGCCTTTAGCAAAGACCACTTTACCTACTGAGGTATTGCCCACTTCTTCAAATGGCACGATCTTGCCAGCAATTACTCTGCGCTCATTGTCGGCGCTCTCTATGTGGCTACTGAATGTAAGTATCATCTTCTACTTCTCTCCCGTTAGGTGTCATTTGTTCCATTTCTTTGGCATCTTCAACATCGATTAAGCCAAGTGCTAACATTTTTTCTATTGCTTCTAAGCGCTTAATTGTGTCAGCTCTTAAAAACGATTCTTCTATAGCAAATTTAACTACGTGACCACGTGGGGTAATATCATCCATAGATAGTCGGTCTTCTATTGCACAAATGTAAGGTTGCAAAGTGTAAGAGACGTACTCTTTCCTAGAATCTAATATGTTTTGATAGGTCATACTATTGTTCATATCACTGCTCACCATAAATGGTGGTACGTTCATTGCCCTGGCGACCTGTGTCGAACTGTATTGGATGCTTTCTACGTAAGCCATTTCCTTTGGTGAAAATCCTGTAGTTTCATAAGATAAAGTAGAAGTTAAATATGCTGTAGATCTGTTTTGTCGGCTTTGCTTCCATTGTGCTAATAATCCTGATACTTGTTGTTCTGGTAAATCTGCGCCAGTGTTTTTAATGTAACCACTTGGCATAGGAGTTTGTGCAGATATAGCTGCGGCCTTTTCTAAATCTAATGCGCTTTGTATTGTGCGTGCAGCGGTTTGCAAAACTCCGCCGCCAGTTAATCCCTGGAAAGTAATAAGACTTCCAATGCCAGACATAGGCGCTCTTACACCATCGACAAAGTATTCTTCTATTTCTGTGCCAAATTTATTAGTGGTCACCATTAGACTTTTTGTAAAGTTTTAATGGCAGGTATGAAATTACACCAGCTATAAGATTTCTGCAACGGCTTACTGTTGGTACTTGCATAGCAAAGTTTCGATCTAATCCACCAGGGAAATTACCGACACCAGTTGTAAATGAACCATAGCCGTAGGCTGTGTCCATAATGGCAGGGGCGTATTGCGCTTGGACAGATTCCGTTTTTTTATTTATACCCAAAGCAGACAATAAACCCATATAGGTATTTTATACCATAAGTCGGACATTTAGTGCAAGTTAGACAAAGATTTGCGCTGTTTGTTGTGGCTTGGTTAATTGGCTAACCACCATAGCCAAGCTAATTGCCGCCGTGACTTCTCCAGCTGATTTTCTACGGATGATTCTGAAACCAAAATCACTGGTCTTGGCTGCACAGTTATTTAAGTGCTGTACTAAGTCTGCTTGCCCACTATGAACCATTGTGCCTTGTGCCAGGGCGTTTGCAAGATCCGAGCAAGCCTGGTAGAAGCTTTGGCCGCTAATGTCTTGGATTTTCCAGCCTGACAATTCTAATTTAGTGGCAACTGTCTGGGTGGCGTACTTGTCAAAGCAAATAGTAGTCGGATGATACTTACGTGCCCACTCATTTATATCGCTTGCCATCTTCATCTCATCTATTGCTATATCGCTATACCACAGCTGCGCTAAACCTACGGCTATCTTGCCGTCTTTCATTTGACCCATAACCAAAGCGCCTGATCTTCTAGTAGGTGCAATATCGAATGCCATAATTGTTTGAGGGCCGACAGGTATTTCCAGGGTGCTATCGCTACACGCTTCAATAGATCCATACACCCAGGGGCTGACAGTAGAGTCGATCCATTGGCATAACATCTCAGTCCTTGTAGCTTCTATTGTGTTGGTCGCTACAGATTCTTCTAAGGTTTCTTCTGTAATTAAATAACCAAGTGCAGGGTTAGCCATAGCCCAGGCTTTTCTGTCGTGGATCTTACAGTGCTGTGGCGCTGACCATTCGTAATAACCTAAAGTGTCAGGTGGATACGATAATGCACGCTCTCTTAAATTATTAAGCACAGTGCTAAACCCATCGCCTGCGTTACTTGTCATAAAGGTCATCGCATTAGGTCTTGCACGTGTTACTGGTAGTGCAGCTGTAAACGCTTCTTCTGTCCATTCACGGATTTCATCTAAATATAAAAATCCAGCGGACTTACCTCTGGGTGCATCTCTAGTCGCTGCGGCTATTTCATACCTAGCGCCGCTTAATAATGTTATAGATTCTTGACCATTAGCCAGGCGTATCTGCTTTACTTGATCTTTTAAAAATTGATTGTCTTCGATCATATAAGCGACTTGCCTAAATGTATCAAGTGCCATATTTCGATTTGAGGACATACCCAAAACGTTTTTAGTGTCCCATAAGAATAGATGCGCCAGGATTAGCATACGTGCTAGGTGAGTCTTGCCATTCTGTCTCGAAATCAACGCTATACCCAGCTTCTTTTTAAAGTTGCCTGTATCGTCGATAGTTAAAAGGTCATCAAGCAGCCAGCGTTGCCAGGGGATCAAAGGCAAGTTAATTTTCTCAGCTAAATCTGCTACCTCTTGCGACTTTGTGCGACCTTTAAGCAAGGGCGTGTGGATTCTAGGCTCGGTGCTGCCAATTAGCCCGACCCCTCGTTTGATCTGGCTTACTTCCGTATCATTTTGCATCGAAATCAAGCGTATCAGGTTTATTAAATGGTGAGTCTGGCGTCGCCTTGCTGCTAAAAAAACGGCCACCTTTACTGCTATTACAGCTCTTACACATAGATTGCAAGTTATCTGGTGCCCACATATCCCCACCCTTAACTCTAGGTATGATGTGATCTACTGTGTGTGCTGGTCTATTACAGATAGCGCACTGCCATCCATCTCTGTCGAGAATAGTGATGCGTAATTTTTTCCACTTGCCACTACCAATAGCACGCTCACTCATTAATGCCAGCCTTTAAGTTTAAAGTGATTAAGAGCTGCACACGCATTGATATAACCCCTATCATCTAGACCATACAGCCTATGTGCTGCTATATATGATAAGCCCCAGTCTATCTGCTTATATCCATCTACTTTACTAAGGTACTCCGACTTACCCTGCGGTATACCATAGACTTGCTGTTTACCATCTAGGTTACCTACAGCTTTATCATTCCAGGCGCTTTCAGCACCCCATAGTTTTGTTAAGCATTTGTATTGTTGATTATCTTCTATCTTTAAACGTGCATATTCTTTAAATGTAATCATAACTTTAGGGAGCGATCCCAACTAGCCAGCACCTTGCGAGCTTTCCCTGTCGGGCTCGCCTTGTGGCTTTGTGAGCCACTGCTTCACTAGAGCCTAGCATTCTATGTCAACCCTCTCTATGCGTAAATGATTAAATCGTCTCACTATATGAGATGTGAGATGTGTCACAGTACCTAAATAGACATCCAACCCTCGTACTCAGCATCTGGGTGTGCATCCAACCATTCTTGGCGCATTTTGTTTTGACGTGCCCAATCTTCAGGCGTTGCTTCAGGCATTCTTCCCCCAGCCACCACCCTTAAATATCAGCCCAGGTGCACTATAAATTCTTGACATTTGTAAATTACATTTAGGGCAGCTCATAGGCGTGCTGTCATCATCGTATGATCTATGCACTGATCCATAAGTGCCGCATTCATTACAGCTATATTCATAGGTTGGCATTACTTGGCTCCAATCAACTGACAAGTGTGGCAGACCACGGCTGCAAACTTCCAACTACCACACTTATCACACCTTGATATATCTGAATCTGGTATATGCAAAGCCTCGACTACGTTCTTAATTCCAACGCAGCCACAATCCATACATTGATAAGCCTTAAAGCCCTCTGGCGTATCTAATTGCTCAAGCCACAGAAATTCTGTGTTGCGTTGACAACCATTACATTTGAACTGTGGGTACATTGTGGTAATATCCTTATTGCCTACAGTGGCACTGAGTACAAACTAAGAAATTACCTGAATGTATTAGCCTGTCATCATTACAAGCTACGCATACCTCAGTTGATGGCATAAACTTTACCTGGTCGTTCTCTATGCGCTCCAGGTAAGGTCCACCTCGAAGTATCTCGATATAGCCCATTTATTCACCCCCATCCCAATACCACGATCCCGCAGCTGTAAGTTTGTGCCAGCGAGCATCACATTGTTGATCTTTAAATGCGCTGCATACATAACCATAATAAGGCTTACCAGTTTTGGCTGTGCCTTCTTTAAGTATCATCGCTCCGTGTTTGCATTCTTGTTGTTTAGGTGGCAGCGGTATAGCTTCTACTGCATCACCAACTGACCAGACTGTTGGCTCTTTCTTATCTTCTGCAAAAGACTGGCGTAGTACATCTTCAACAGCTCTGGCTCTACTGCCTGCTGGTGAATATGTTGCAACCTTTGTCATTTCTTCTCGACTAGCCCGCTTACCCTTAGCTGCATAACCTGCGTTTGCAAGCGCTCTGCCGATCGCTGAAGTCTCAGCATTCTCCAATGCAGAAGTTGAATTGACACCCCGATCACTAACCACTTCACTAGCAAGGCCAGTCGCATACGGCTGGGCATCTGCCTCTGTTTTGTATAGTTGTGCGCTGACAATAAATCTGGCAGCTGAGGCTTCTTCCAACTTTGTTGTAATTCTTCCATCTGGATAATCCTTCCACCATTTGTCCAGTCGGCTCTCGACTGTTTCATAATCTTGTAAGTTAAATGCCATTAGTCATCCCCCCAGGTAAAATTGACGTCGGCTTCTGCTTCAAGGACTGTCTGGTATATCGAAATGTAAGCAAGTGCATCGATGACCGAGTCGCTGTGATTTGGAGACTCAGTAAGCCGAGAAACCTTGACGAGCGCCATACATAATGCGACTTGACTAGGCGTAATTGGATGGTCGAGATATGCCGACCAGAGGTCACTGATCCTTTTGTGGTTTGTGTAAGGGTGACCATAGACCGCTCCCCTTGTATGCACCATATCGACAACATCAGCTAGTAGCTTCTCAGTTTTTGTCATAGTCAAATACCTCATCGGTTTTAACCTTGTTTTGGATCATACGTCGGTGCATATCCCAGCCATCTTTACGGCCACGCCAGTAGTGCGTTTGCTTCATATCATCAATACGCATTAGCACCAGCCAATACGCCATACTTAAACCTATAAATAAATAAACTGCGATTTCCATAGTCATTTGTAGCCCAATCTATGCGCACATACTTTGTGGCATAGGCATATTTAGGGCGTTTTTTGTATAACGATTAGATAACGTTAATATCGTCGAAGTCATCGATATGGTCATCGATAGTGCGTTCGACGTACTCTGTGTTAAGCCCCATAGTGTCTGCCTAAAGCTGTAAATGAGCCATCCTTATTTACTGGCACCAGGGTCGGTGTCAGGGTCTTACCGCTGGCTTCTAGTATAGCAAATCCCATCTGCCAATTTGCGCTTCCATAGCGGATATAAGCGGCTTTTTTGCGATCCATAAGGTTACCTACCTCCACGCCATATAAAGCCCTGTAATGGCCGTTTACGCCCTCTGAATAGGCACTGATGCCCAGTCTGTGGCTATGCCCAGCCAAAACTGACTTACCAAATTTTTTGGCCAAATTCAACGCAGTAATTCCAGCGTGTTGGCTCATATTGCCTTCATCTCCGTGGCAGAGCACCCAATTATCGTGGAACTCATAAGCGGTTTTGTGATAGGTCATACCCATCTCAGCAAACCCCATAAAAGCAGGGTATTGCAGCTCTGGTAGGTTGATTAATCCAGGTACTTTTAGGAGAGTATTGTATAAGCGGTCAGTATGATTACTGCGGATAATATGCATCTCTGGACTGTACTCACCGAGATCCCAAAGTATCTGCTTACATAGCTCACGATCAGAGTGTAAGTCCTCTGAATAAGCCAGAGGTGTGCCTTCGCTCCACTTGCTAATCGACTGAAAATCAATCTCATCCCCGACCACCAATACAGAATCAAATTTCTCTCGCCTCGCTAACTTAATAACATTCTTAACAGCTGCCTCGTGATGATAGGGCACCTGCAAGTCTGAGATGACCAAATATCTTACAGTCTGTCGCTTAATCTTCATCCTCTTCGAAATCATCAAGTGGGTTTTTAATAGGATCTTTGGTATCTACGATCCAGTCTGGATAACTTGACCTATCCATCGCAAAGGCTAAAGCTGTGCCTTCATCCATTCCAGACTTACGGCACGCCATATAAACCTCATTAGCTGCTATTGCCCAGAAATCCAGTTTAGTAAGTACAGGCTCTTTAGTAGTCCTGCGTTTACGTACTGGCTTTTTCTTTGGTTTGCGTTTAGTAGCCATAATTAAATTATGACTTACTGATTAAAATAAAGAGATCATCGACACGCTGCTCTAGCCTCGAACTTCTTTGGTCAATTCGATCAACGGCATCTTTGATACTGCTACCAGAATTCGGGCGCAATTCGTTTAACCAGCCTTTAACTAGAAAACGTAATCCTATTAGTCCGCCTGATAGCACGGCGATAACGCCAGCGCCAAAGCCAGCCCATTCGGTAGGACTCATTTTTCATTAGCACCGATGCCATAGGCAATATCGGATTTATCTAAAGCCCTAGCTGCTGGCCCTGCGAGTGCTGCAATTACTA